TCGTATTTTAAGAAACGGTGAGTACAACCGTCTAACTAAGGAGGTAAAGCTATGGCTACCGCAGACAGAAACAGTTACTTAGAGTTGCATCAATTATTATGTGATGAAGCAAGGGCTTTATCCGAAAAGAAAAACAAGGACTACACAGGAAAAGCGGGGACTGACCCGTTCGGTAACTTTAAACGCTGTGAACTCATGGGTATTTGTTCTACAGAGCAAGGGTTTTTAGTAAGACTTACCGATAAGATGTCTAGATTAAGTACCTTTGCTCAGTCAGGATCTTTTGAAGTAGCTGATGAATCTCTTAAAGATACTTGTATGGATGTCATCAATTATATTATTCTTATGTATGCGTTTGTTCAGGAGAAAGAGAACGCAAAATGAATAAGAACAACTATATGGAAAAACCCCCTACAATTTCAAAAGAATTAGTCCAATGGTTGGACCATAACTTCCCTGTCGTGCAACCTAAAATGCAAGATACTGACAGAGAAATCTTTTACAAAGTAGGACAACGCTCAGTTATAGATCATTTACAATCAGTCTTTAACGAGCAGAACGAAAATATATTGAGGTAAAATTATGTGTGATCTTTCTGCAATTGTTACATTGATGGGGGCTATCATGGCAAGTAATAGAGCAAGACCCCCAAGACCTCCTGCTCCATTGCCTGAACCTGAGCAAATAGCCCCAAAACCTGCTGAAACCGCTATGGAAATGCAACAAGCAGGTCAAGCTACTAGAAAAAGAGCAGGAACTACACGACCTCGCACCAGTCTTTTAAGAAGATTACGAATACCTTTAGCGGGGCAAAGTGGTTCTGGCGTAGGTAGTGGATATTAATATGAGTGGTCAAGCCCAAGGGATGTACACAAAGTTAGAAGCCCAAAGGTTTTCTTTCTTAGAACGAGCTAGAGATTGCAGTCGTTTAACCATTCCTACCTTAGTGCCTGACGCAGGTCATTCTTCGGCTACTCGTTTTGATACTCCTTATAACGGAACTGGAGCAAGAGGAGTTAATAATTTAGCAAGTGCTTTACTACTAAGTTTATTGCCCCCAAGTTCTCCATTCTTTCGGTTGGTGTTAGACGATCAAGCCTTGCGTCAAATCGAAGGTGTTCCTGATATAAAGACTGAAGTCGAGTCTACTTTGTCTGCTATTGAAAAAGCAGTTATGAAGGAGATCGAAACAAATAACATAAGAACGGCTACATTTGAAGCAGTTAAGCATCTTTTAGTAGCAGGTAATGTATTGGTTCACATGCCGAATGAGGGAGGTATGCGGGTCTTTCATTTAGATCGTTATGTTGTTGAGCGTGACCCTATGGGTAACGTCATAAAAATAATCACAAAAGAAAGCGTAAATCCCACGGTTTTACCAGAAGACATACAGGCAGCCATCGCTTCGCAGTCACCTAATACAGATGGATCTGTAGATTTATATACTTGCATAGAAACACTTCCCGATAAAAAATGCTCAGTATTTCAAGAAGTAGGTGGAGTAGAAATAGAGGGTAGCCGTGGGGTATACGCTAAAGATAAATCACCTTATATAGCTTTGCGTCTTCACAGAGTAGAAGGCGAAAACTATGGACGAGGATACGTTGAACAATACTTAGGGGACTTGAAGTCTCTTGAAGGATTGTCAATGGCGATTGTAGAAGGCGCAGCAGCCGCAAGTAAAATCTTATTCTTAGTCAATCCAAATGGAACTACTAGAGCTAAAGCATTGGCTCAATCTGCAAATGGTAGTATTGTGGAGGGTTCAGCAAATGATGTTACTGTACTTCAAAGCCAGAAAAGTCAAGATTTGTCTATTGCTGCGTCAACGAGTCAAGCGATTCAAGAGCGTCTGTCGTACGCATTTCTATTAACTGAATCTACTATAAGAAATGCTGACAGAGTTACCGCAGAAGAAATACGAGTTATACAACAATCTATAGAGCGACAACTAGGGGGCATCTATAGTTTGTTATCACAAGAGTTTCAGTTACCTTTAATCACTAGGCTCATGGCTAGGATGGAGAAACAGAAACGATTACCGAAGCTCCCTAAGAAATTCATTACTCCTACTATTATTACTGGTGTAGAAGCCTTAGGACGAGCCTCGGATCTTAATAAGTTAGACTTTTTCCTACAGGGAATAGCACAAACATTAGGTCCAGAAGTTCTGGGTCAATACGTCAATCTACAAGAATATATAAAACGTAGAGCGACTGCACTAAGTTTAGACACAGAAGGCTTAATCAAGACTCCTGAACAAATTGCTGAAGAACAACAAGCAATGCAACAACAAATGATGGCACAACAAGTTGGTCCACAGATGTTGGATATTGCAGATAAGCAGTTCAGAGAATCACAGAAGATTGAAGCCGAGATGTCCAAAGGAGAATAATAATGGATCGAGTCCAGATGGAAACTGGCGTGACAGGACCAGACGCACCAACACCAGAAGAACCACAAGCAGAAAGACCTGAGTGGTTACCTGAAAAGTTTAATAGTGCTGAAGATTTAGCTACTGCTTATTCTGAATTAGAATCAAAGATGGGACAACAACCAGAAGCAGAAGCACAACCAGAAGAAGTTGTAGAAGAAACCAACGAAGAATCTACAGGTTTATTTGGTGAAAACGATGTTGAAAAGTACAACGCTGAGTTTAGCGAAACTGGTACGTTGTCTGATGAAACAGTAAAAAACATAGTAGACAAAGGTTTACCAGAAGAATTTGTTAGAACTTATGTCGATGGTTTAAAAGCACTCGCAAGCCAAGCCGAGGCATCGGTGTATAACACCGTAGGTGGCGAAGAGTCTTACAACAACATGATGGAATGGGCTACTGAAAATCTTTCAGATGCAGAGATAGAAGCCTATAACAATACAATTGCTGAGTCATCAAACGATGCACGACTTTTAGCAGTTCAAGGGTTGCATGCAAGGTTCACTCAAAGTGAAGGCACATCGCCTAGTTTGTTTAAAGGTAAAGCTACAGGTACGGCTACAAATGCTTTTGGTTCTTGGCAACAAGTATCAGAAGCGATGAGGAATCCTAAATACACTAAAGATCCTGCGTACCGTAAGGAAATCCAACAACGTCTTTCTATTTCTAATCTTTCTTAAAGGAGATCGTAATGTCTAAACCAGGATATAAATCCACAGAATTTTGGTTATCTAGTAGCGCAATGCTCGGAGGAATTTTAATGGCTTCTGGAGTGTTCCCTATTGAAAGTAGCCTTGGGCAAATTTTAGGTATGATTATGAGTACCTTAGCTGCTCTAGGATACACAGGTAGCCGAGCTTCTGTAAAGAAGAAACAAGCTGAAGAAGAAGCTAAGTGGGAAACTGACGAAACTGCAAGTGCAGAATAATGTCGTTTCTTATTAGTTTAATTACTTCAGTTATACACAAAATATTACCTACACTTTTGGAGAAAGCGAATGAACCGACTATTGGTAAAGATGCCCCTCCTCCTCCTAAGCGGATTCGCTCTGCTTGGACTAACAGGGTGCGGAAGTTCAAGAGTCGTATTCGTCCCCGAAAGTGAAGGTCTTATACGCATAGGTCCTAATGTTAGGGGCTATGTTTACTACTGGAATGGTTCCGATTGGGAACTTTCTGGTAACAAGGTAACTATTCCCGAAGGGTGGTTATCTGGAAGTGCTGATATGGATGAGCCTTCAGAAACTCTAACGCAGCCCACTACGGTGGACAACTGGACAGCTTGGAATCCTGTAAGTAACCATTAAAAACTTCAAACTTTATTTTTATAAATTCCAAAATGAAAGAGGTTAATTATGTCAAATATGACTGAATCTCGTTTGGGGCTTAAAAGAGGTGGTTCTGATAACTTTGAACTTTTTCTGAAAACATTCTCAGGAGAGGTACTTGCAGCGTTTGAAGAACGAAACGTTATGATGCCCTTACACAATGTGCGGACTATCCAAAGTGGTAAGTCTGCTCAGTTTCCTTTAATAAGCACGGCAAGTGCTGGTTATCATGCTCCTGGTGATGAAATTCTTGGCACAGCTATAGATCATTCCGAAAGAGTTATTAGCATTGATAACCTATTAGTTGCTTCAGCATTCATTGCTAATATAGATGAAGCCATGAACCATTTCGATGTTCGTGCTACATATTCGAGAGAATTAGGGTACGCTCTAGCTAATCATGCTGATAAAGCAATTATTCGTGCAGGTCTTGCAGGTGCTTTAGATGCTACTGATCCGCTTAATAAAACAGGCGGTGTTAACTTAGCTACAGGTGGTACTGGATCAGGTGTTATTGATAAGATTCTAGAAGCTGCACAGCACATGGATGAACAAAGCATTCCACAAGGAGATCGTTATTGCGTTCTTCTTCCAAGTTTGTTCTACAAAGTGTTACAATCAGCAGGATCTTCTAATAGTGCTGGTGCTGTTCTAAACCGTGACTTTGGTAACGGTGGATCGTTCCAACAAGGTGGAAGTCAAATTCTAACCGTTGGTGGTGTTCAAGTTATGATGAGTAACCACATTCCAACAACTAACGAAGATGATGACGGCGGCGGAACAGTTGATACTACTCTTGGATCTACGTCAGTACGAAACGCTCCATTTAACGATGCAGAGGTTTCAGGTGCAGATGCCAATGAAGGCTACTCAGGTATGAACTTTACTAATTACGAAGGTCTTGTATTCCATAGATCAGGTATTGGTACAGTTAAACTGCTTGACCTTGCAATTGAATCTGATTACTTGGTACAAAACCAAGGTACTTTGATGGTAAACTACTGCCTCGCTGCTTAGTAATAAGCAAGCGTTAATCCTGTGAATTGCTGGAAACTCTCTATGAGACAATCAGCAGCCAAGCCCTTCGGGGAAGGTTCAACGACTATTCCGTAAGGAAGTAGACTCGAAGCCGAGTCGAAGTGCAGGAATCCCTATATGGGATATGATATAGTCTGAACTGTTAGGTGACTAACAGCAGCCGTAAATCGGCGGTTCTTAACTAGCGATTAAGAGCGAACATAATGAGCAAAGTATGCAATGGGTCACAATTACCTACGTCCAGCAGCTTGTGTAGGACTAAAAACCTCATAAGTTTGTTGACGACAATACAATGGGCTACTCCTCGACAGGGGAGTGGTTCCTATTTTAGGAGATATATATGTTAGGAACTACAAGTAAACTAAACGCTGTAAACACAATGCTTAGTGCTGTAGGGGAAGCCCCTATAAATTCACTAACGTCAAACGTAACAGCCGATGTTTCACTTGCTACTTCTATACTTGATGAAATCTCCAGAGAAGTCCAATCTCATGGTTGGCATTTTAATACTGTTATAGATTATCCATTAATACCAGATAGCACTACAAACATTAACTTACCTACAAACATGGTAAGGGTAGACTTAGAGGGACTTAACTTAGACCCTGACTTTGATATTGTAGTTCGTGGTACTAAACTGTATAACAGAGTAAACAATTCGTATGTCTTTACACAAACTCTTAAAGTAACTGCTGTTGTTTTACTAGAGTGGGACGAGATGCCTGAAGTAGCTAAAAGATACATTATGATTCGTGCTGCTAGGGTGTACCAGGATAGACTTTTAGGTTCTGGTAAACTGCATGATTTCAATAGAGTCAACGAGCAACAAGCATTTATGGCACTTAGAGAATACGAAATGGATACAGCCGATCACAATATCTTTGAAAACGATGATGTCTTTAGGATTATCAATAGAGGTAATATTATTAATAGAGTGAGGACCTAATGTTAATTAGTAAGTCAATCCCTAACTTAATCAATGGGGTATCTCAACAGCCTGATAGCCTACGGTTTTCAACCCAATGCGAATCTCAGGTTAATGCTTATCCTTCTATTGTTGACGGTCTAACAAAAAGATACCCAACAGAGCATGTCAAGGCTTTGTCAGGGTTGACTACAGGTGCTAAGACTTTTACTCACTTTATTAACAGAGATTCTACAGAGCAATATGTAGTAGTTCTTAGAGATGAAGAAATTAAAGTATACGATTTAGATGGTAATCCAGAAGATGTAGATACTCCTGATGGTGTTAGTTATTTAAATACCGACAATGCAGACACAGCGTTTCGTGCGGTTACTATTGCTGATGTTACTTTTATATTAAATACTGAAGATACGGTAGAGACTACAGGTGCTACTCCTTCTTCTGCGGCTGCGTTTGAAGCTCTTATATTTATAAAACAAGGATCTACAAGTGGAGATTATGTAGTTACTATTAAAGACGGTACTAACACCGAAACTGCTAAAACTGTGGGTGCTACAGGTGTTTTAACTACAGACGCTACAAGTATTGCTACCGCAATAGATACTGACAATACTAATTTCCCAAATTTAACAGCCGCCGCAGCAGGGTCAGTTGTTTATGTGTCTAGTGCAAGTGATTTTACAATTACATCTACTTATACAAAAAGCACAGGGTACATTGAAACATTTAAAGAGTCTGCTCAAACCTTTACAGATTTACCTAACTTTGCTAAAGATGGGATGATCTTAAAAATAGACGGATCTCCTACTGACAACATAGATGATTATTACGTTAAGTTTGTTACCAATGCTGTAGCAGGATCTATAGGTGAAGGCTTGTGGGAAGAATGCCCTGCTCCTGCTTTAGCAAATGGTTTAGGTCTAAACCCTGCGTCAATGCCTCATGTATTAATACGACAAGCTGACAATACGTTTGTATTTCAAAAAGCAGACGGTACTGCCCACGATGGCTACGATTACAGTGCTTTTGGTTGGACTAGCCGTCTTGTAGGAGACTTTACGACTAATCCTGATCCTAGCTTTGTTGGTCTACAAATAAACGATATATTCTTGTTTAAGAACCGTTTAGGATTCTTAGCAGGAGAAAACATTGTTCTTAGTGAATCTGGGGAATACTTTAATTTCTTTAGGACTACTGTTACTGACTTACTAGACTCTGATCTTATAGATGTTGCAGCAGCGCACACTCAAGTGGCTACTCTAAAACATGCAGTACCCTTCAGTGAGAACCTTATATTATTCTCTGACTTTGCTCAGTTTATACTACAAGGTGGTACTACTCTTACACCTAAGACGGTATCAATGGCTCAAATCTCTAACTACGAGAACTTACCAAACTGCACACCATTAGCTACAGCTACCTCAATTTACTTTGGGTTCAAACGTGGCGGTAGTTTTAGTGGAGTAAGAGAATACCTTCCTACAAGTAGTGATACCGATAAGTTTGAAGGCTTAGATATTGCGGCTCATGTCCCTAAGTACATACCAGGAAACATAAAGTTGATGGCTGCTGCTACCCATGAAAATGTTCTTGTGGCTCTTAGCGATAGTGATCCTGATGCTTTGTACTTATACAACTATTACCAGTCAGGACGAGAACGAATACAAAGCGCATGGCATCAGTTTGAGTTTGGGACAGACACCGAAGTCTATGGTATGGAGTTTATAGACACCGATTTGTTTATTGTTTGTAGAAGAACCGAAGGTGTATTCTTAGAAAAGATGGCTTTTGAAGCAGGTAAAACAGACTCAGGGTCTACTTATGTTACGTCATTAGACCGTAGGTTAACTAATACATCTACTGGTGTATCTCTTTCGTCTGATACCTTGACTATTCCTTATAAAAAATCAGCAGGTAGAACTATTGAAATATACACAGCAGCAGGACAGAAAGTAGATATTACGACACAAACTAATGGTAGCAATGAGTTGGTACTTAAAGATGCTACGCCATTGGCTTCTGGAGTGTATTACATAGGTGAAGCGTATGAGATGTCTTACCAGTTTTCTGATCTTACTATTAAACAAAATACCCCTGCGGGAGGTAGAGCAATTGTTACTGACGGTAGAGTCCAAATACGATACGGCACATTGGTCTACGATGAGTCAGGTTATTTTCAAGTAGAAGTAACTCCTGACTTTAGAGATACAAGTACACATAAATTTACTGGTAGAATCTTAGGGTCTAACACTTTGTTGATTGGGTCTACCAATATTGATTCTGGTGAATATAGATTCCCTGTGTTTTCCAAAGCGAATCAAACTTCGATTATAATAAAAAACGACAAACCTGTACCGAGTAACCTTATGTCTGCTGAATTTGAAATTAACTTTTCCCCTAGAACACGGCGTATAGATGCGTGATTGTTGCGTCAAGACCATCGTATATCCCTGATTGTTTTTACATAGCTGCTCACATGAGGGAAGCTGATAAACAAGAAGTACAAGCTAATAGTAATAAAGCTCCAAAAGATACTATGTTAAATGGGTATGCTGTATCAGAAAAACCTATGACGGTTACAGTTAATGGTATCCCCGCAGCCATGTATGGAGTAGTGCGTGTGGACAACAACGCAGGGTATATATGGATGCTAGGAACCGATGAGATTACAAAAGCTAATTTTAGTTTTTTAAAAGCGTGTCGTGGTTTTGTAGGAAGTAAAGTGTTTCCCGCCGATGTTTTTAAAAGTTACAAAATGTTATTTACCTATATGGATTCGAGAAATACTGTCCATATAAATTGGGCTAAATGGTTAGGTTTTTCTATTATTAATAAACACCCTGAATATGGGCATGAGAAACGTCTATTCTATGAGTTTGTGAGGATAATTTAATGTGTATATTTAGTTCAGGAGAAGGCGGATTTACTACTCAAGCTGCTGCTGATGCTGCAAATACGCAATTCGGTATGCAAGCAGCGACTTCAGCTTTTGGTTTTATTCAAGGTAATAGAGACGCTAGAAGAGTTGCCAGAGCTAAACAAGCGACTCAAGATCGTATTGCTAAACAATCTCTTGATGCTTATACCAAAGGAGTTGCCTTTAGTAGACAAAGACAAGCTCGTAATCGTGTTTTAGCCGCACAAGAAATAGAACAAATAAACAGACAAGGGCGTAGAGCTAGGGCTTCTTATGCAGTCACTACAGGTGAATCAGGTGTCACAGGACAATCAGCAGAACTTATAGATCAGGAATATGAAAAAGCCATCATGGCGTATGAACTAAATGTTTTAGATAACTTAGAAGTAACTCAGGCAGACATTGAGTACGACATGCAGTTAGCTAAAGCAACTGGAGAAGGACGCATTGAAGCAGGACGAGCAACACCTACAGCTTCCCCTTCACCATTAGCTTTTGGTCTTAACTTAGCGAATGCTTATTATGGCGCACAAAAAGATTGGGGATACTTTGGTCCAACACCTAGTGCCAATACACCAAGCGTTCCTATAGGAATTCCTAATATAAATCAGATGGGATATATCGGTGGTAGCTCTACCTATGGTATCTCAAGTCCCCTCCTCCCCTTCTAATATAAAGTGAATAATCATGGCTAAACAATCAATACAGAATCTTTTTAAAGGGGATTTAAGTAGACAGCAAGTTGACTTTGATCCTGTTAAAAAGTTAGAACAAAGTAGTCGTAGAGTTTTTGATCCTTATGTAGGAACGAAACAAATACTTCCTGCTGACTCAGGGACTAACGAAGTTCTAAATGCTATGACTCGTTTTGTTAACACTTACAAAGGTGTACAAGAAAAAGAAGTAAAAGCCGAAGAAGAAGCTAGGACGGTAGAACTTAAAGATCAATACGCTCAGATGAGTCCTGAAGATAGACTTGCTGTTATAAACGGAGCGTATCAAAAGGAACAAAAAGAAGGTCGTATTCCTATAGGTGGTCAGTTACTAGATCGTATGGTCTTTGCAGAACTTAATGGTGTTGAGATTGGTAACTTACAATATAAAAACGATTTGTATGCCAATATAGAAAGACTTGCTGATCCTACTTCAGGTGAAGATGCAGCAGCTTATGAAGCTAAAAGATTCCAAGAGTTGTCTGAGGGTCTAAATCACTTTCAGAAAAAGGGGTTGCAATCAGTAAGAGATAAAGTAAGAGAAAACTTTCTGTACGAAGCCTCTAGAAAATACTCAGCAAATCTTAATGCACAAGCTAATCAAACGGCTAGTCGTGAGGTGTACCGAGTGATTGACGAAGGTGGTTCTGTAAAAGACGTTAATAATATACTTAACACCTATTACAACGATAAAACAGGTAGATACATCTCAGCAGACGATAGAGCAGAGTTAATTTACAAAGCCTACCAAAACAAAGCACAAGATTTAGCAAGAGATGGTCGAATAGAAGAAGCGTTAATTTTATTAGATGATTTAAATAATTTAAAAGCAGGACAAGACTCTGTGTACAACATGAGGCGTTCTGAAATACAAGCTCTTAAAGATAGTTTACCTGCAATAGATGATGAAGCGTATAACCAAGAAATAAGAGAACGAACTTCAAGAAACAATAGAATAGCAGATAACGCTAATAAAGTACAATCAATAATTGTAAATGAACAAATAAACAAAGAAGAGTTATCTTTTTATAATCCTAATTCTCCCGAAAATATGGAAGATATTATGTCTCGTTTAAGAGAAAGAGGAGTTTCTGAAGATGAGCTTTTAGAAACTGCACAAGACGTTGCAACTAAAATTCTTAGGTATTCAAACAACACTAGTGGTAAAAATAATCCTCTTGTAGTTCAAGAAGTAAGAACAATGATACGCAACCGTACTAGTTTTGATGCTATTCAATTAGTAATAGATGATGCTCAAGAAAAAGAAGAGATAACTCCTCTAATGGCAATACAATTAACCGACCTTGCTTTTAAAATAACAGGAGATGAAGCAGTTCGAGATAATATTGAATCTAATCTTACCTTTGATGCTAGAGATGCAAAAAGGTTAATAGGCACCACTATAGAAGATGATGAAAACATAGACGCTGTGACAAATACTGAAATTTTTCTTAAAATAGAAGAAGAAATAGAAGAAGAAAAAGAAAGAATTATAGATGCCGTTCGGTCAGATGAAAAAACTAAAGATTTACCACCTGAAGAACAATCTAAAATAGTTTCTGAAAAATTAAGAAATTACACAAAGGACAAAGTTAAAGAAATTAGCCAAGCTCAAAGTGGATTTGTTTCTTCAGAAAACGAAAGTGTTATGATGTACCAAAAAGCTCGCACACCAACTGAAGACGAGATTACTACTCCTCCTGAGTTAGAGCCTCAAGACAGAAGTGCATTATTTGGGGCATTTACATCTCCTTTTAGAAATAGATATTTTGAACACAATAGAGATCGTGAAGAAATTAAAAATACTAAAGATAAAGACACTTTAAAAGGCTTAGTTTTAGAACATAAAAAACAAACAAAAGAGTTATATAATCTAGCTTTAGAGAGAGTAAAACGAATACATAGATTTGAGCAGCCTAAAGAGCCAGAGCCGTGGCAAATTCTCGCAGATAGACCACAGCCCCCTACATTAGAAGAAATAAAAGAATATTTTCAAGCAAAATCAATTGTTGGGTTGACTACAAAAGAATTACAAGAAGGTAAAACAGATTTAGGATTTCCTATTCCTGAAAGGCTTAAAGATCCTATGTATGTAATTATGCTTGCTGATTTTAAAGGTAATGTTGAAGATTTAAGCGATACAGATGTTGAAGGTCTTCTTGAGTTTTTACCTGGTGAAATAAGACAAAGGTATATTGGAAAAGAAGGAATAAAACTTTTAGTTAAACATCAAGGTGATTTATTAACGAAGTACAGAACTTTTAATTAAACATCAAGGTGATAGATTAATGAGGTACAAATAATGGTTACTTACCGAGAAATTCTCGAAGAAGAAAATAAAAATATTGGCGAAGATCAACAAACAGTTTTTCAGACTGTAAATGAAGAAGAAGAAAATTCTTTCTTTGACTCTGTTGTAGATGTGGGTTTGTCTCCTGTACGAGGTATAGCAGGGGCTGTTGAAAGTGCTGCCGAAATAGGAAATATCTTTGGGCTTGATTATGATATCCCTGAGAACTTAGGTCTTGGCGGTTCGGAAACTATGGTTGGTGGTGCTGTTGAAGGTATTACTCAGTTTGCTACAGGGTTTATTCCTGGGATTGGTCTTGTTAGTAAGGCAGGTAAGTTTACTAAAATAGGTGGAGCTACTGGTAAAGTTGCAAAAGCAGTCGCTAAAGCTACCGATCAAAATAGAAAGAAGACAGCATTAGCCATCACTAGAGGATCTGAAGCTATTAAATATGCAGCAGCAGGAGCAGTAGCAGACTTTACTGTATTTGACGGGCATGAAGCTAGGCTTTCTAATTTAGTAAACGAACAGTTCCCTGACTTAGCAAACCCTTTGACAGAATACTTAGCAGCCGATGAAGACGATACAGAAATAGAAGGTAGATTTAAAGCAGCTATTGAAGGTCTTGGTTTAGGACTTGCTTTAGATGGAATCTTTTTATTAGCTAAAGGTATCAAAGCAGGTCGTAAAGCAGGAGGCGTAGATGCTGATGGTAATGTTATTAATAAAGATAAAGCTACAAAAAAACTTGAAGAAGTAACAGACGAAGCTCCTACACCTAAAGAAGAACCTGATGCTACACCTAAAGATGAACCCGATGCTAAACCTAAAGAAGAACCTGAAGTTGAACGCACTTTAGAAGATGAGCTAAAAGACTTTAGGGCAATAATGAAAGAAAAAGGCGTTGAAAAAATTAAAGAAATAAGGAACAAAGCCTTAAATTGGAAAAATGTTTCTTCTAATGCACAAGTTAGCGATGCTATACGCATAGCTACCGCAGCTAATAAAGTATTACAAGAAGCAACTGAAAAAGGTACAGGTCTTACAAATGACGTTTTAACACAAAACAGTAAACAAATTAGATCAGACATAGCTGATAGCACAGGTGTTGTCATAGGAACAGATGAAGAAATTGAATCTTTATTAGGAGCAAGTAAAAAAGTCCCAGATAACGTAAAAGAAGCAATTTCAGTCGTAGGGGCTTTAAGAGATGTGTTAGAAGAAAGAGGTCAATTACTTTTAGATACTACTACACAAGTAGTAAAAAATCCTACTGAAATATCTCGACAACAAATAGGAGAATTTCTTTTAGCTAACATACAAGTCAATCAAATAACAGAAGTAGTACAAGAGGTTTCTGGACTTTTTGGATCAGCTTTACGATCTTTAAAATTAAAACCAGGACGTTTTGGTAGAGAATTCGAAGGAGTTACTTCTCAATCTTTAAGAGATAATCCAAAATTACTTGATGAAATGATAGCTAAAGCAGGCGGAGAAGCTGCTGTTAGAGAACAAATGCAACGAATGGCGTTGTCACAGAATTGGAAACAAGCCACAAAAAGTGTTCAAAAAGAAGCAACCGCATTAGGAGCTATTACTGAATACTGGATGAACTCTATTCTTTCTGGTCCTATTACCAACGTAGTTAACTTTACGTCAGCAGCTTTAACTACTCTAATGGCTCCTGCTGAAAAAGCGTTGGGGTATGCGTTTACTGGAGATATGGGTAAAGCAGCTTCAGAACTCGCTAGATACAAACTTATGTATACTGAAGTAGAACATGCTTTAGCATTTGCGAAATTAGCTATAAAAGAAAATGAAGCTATTTTAGATCCTTTATTACGAACAGTAGAAACTTCAGGATCTAAATCAAAGATTACTGATTATTTAGTAAACAAAGGACTTAAAGAAGGAACTATGGGTAACTTAGCTGCTCAATGGTTAGGAACGATTGCTAACTTACCTTCACGAGCATTGCTAGGCGGTGATGAGTTTTTCAAACAAGTTAATTATAGAAGCATGATGAAACATCAATTAATGGAACAAGTAGTTAAAGAAGGTCATACTAATCCTAGAATTATTAATAATTTAGTAGATCAAAGGTTTGATAAACTTGTTAAAAAAGGAAACCAAACTGCAAGAAAACAAATAGCACAACAAGCTAGAAACATAAAAGAGTTTGAAGGGCGATCTGCTAGTTATAGGACAAAGTTTGTAGATCCTATAACAGGACAAGAAGTTAAAAAAGCAATGACAAAATCTGAGTACATAAATTCACGACTTAAACAATATTCATTAATGAATGAAAAAGCATTAGGAACTGCTCAAAAAGTTACCTTTACAGAACCTTTAACAAAAGATCGTGGTGCATTTATAGGAATGAGTAGTGATTTATCTACTTTTGTAAATAGAAACCCTGCTGCTCGTTTAGTTCTACCTTTTATGAGAACTCCTGCAAACATCATTCAACACTTCTTTGATCGTGTTCCTTTATTAGGTACAAGCCAAAGAAAAGCTATGCGTGATTTAGGAAAAGAATTAAACCATGCGGATGCTGAAATTAGAGCCGATGCTATTGGAAGGTTGGCTACAGGATCTATATTTACAGTTGTAGGGCTAACAGCCGTGTCTTCTGGGACTATTACAGGTGGTGGACCAACTGATAAAGCTAGAAGAAAAGCAATGGAAGACGCAGGGTGGCAACCTTATTCCGTTAAGATTGGGAATGCTTATGTGTCTTACCGAAGGTTAGATCCTGCTGCTATGACTATAGGTATGCTTGCGGATCTTGGTACTATTTTCTTAGAAGGTGATGAGGAAATTAGGAAAACCGCAGGAGACTATATTTCTGCTGTAACTGTGTCTATGGCTCGTAATCTTACAAGTAAAACATACTTAACAGGTGTTACAAAATTTACAAACGCTTTGTCTGATCCTGAAGGATTTGGTAGTGCGTATATGAGAAGTTTAGGTGGTTCTTTTATTCCTAACTTTGCCGCACAAATAAACAGATCATTTGATGCTGAGACAAAAGACATTAAGAACTTTATAGATACTGTTCGAGCTAGAATTCCAGGATTCTCTCAAGATGCTCCTCCAGTACGCAATATGTTTGGTGAGCCTGTGCTACGAAAAGGATTTCACCCTAGTGTAGACTTCATCTCTCCTTTTGATTACTCAGAGGTAACAGATGACCCATTAAAGAAAGAACTAGCACAGATCGGTCACAGCTTCTCGTCTCCTCGTTCGTTTAAAAATGGAGTAGAACTTAGAGAATACTTTTCCTCTAAAGGTCAGTCAGCGTATGACCGTTGGTTGCAACTTCATGGCGAGGTAAAGATTGGTCGTAAGACCCTTCGTCAAGAGCTATCTAGGCTTATTAAATCTAGAGGTTACAAACGTCTACCTTACGAATCTATCGAGGATATTGATAAGAGTCCTCGTGTTAATGAGTGGAGAAAAATTCTGTCCGAGTATAGAGCAAAGGCTTTCGAGCAGATGTTAAAAGAGTTTCCTGAGGTAGCTCAGAGAAATAGTATTCTGGGTCAAATTAAAAGAGAAAGGCGTAGAGGTCGGTCTTATCAACAACTTCTACAATTACTTGAGGATTAATTATGCCATTTAGTTACAACCGTTATACATCAACTGCCGATCAAACTATTTTTAACATTACCGTTCAGTTCTTGTCTACATCTCACCTAAGCGTGACTGTGGACGGAGTGACTCAATCGAGTGGTGTTACTATTGCAGGGACTAGTGGTTCTGGAACTGCTACGTTTGATACTGCTCCTCCTAGTGGATCTGTAGTTATTATTCAAAGAACAACCCCAAAAACAAAAGCTAACTTTCAGGATCAAATAGTTAACTTTGCGGATGGTTCGGTATTAACTGAAACAGACTTAGACAATGCGGTCTTAGGGTTACTTTATATTGCTCAAGAAGCAGACGACTCTGGGGCTACCAATGCGTTATCTTTTGATACTACCGATCAACAATGGGATGCTCAGAGTAAACGTATTAAAAACTTAGCACTAGATCCTGTTAATGATTTAGACGCAGTAAATAAACAATATGTAGATAGTCAAGTTAGTTTTGGAGCTTCTACATCACCCCAAGTATACAGCCTTGCTTCTACTAGGTTTAGCACAAGCGGTAACAATCAAGTAGCAACTTTAGGAACAGGAGATGGTGAAGCAACACCTTTATCAGACAATGACGTAATGTACATTGTTGAGGTAGGCGGAGTTATACAAAAACCAACTACGGATTACACTATAACTTCTCTTGATGGTGTCTTTACTTTAACTCTTATAGGAACTGCGGATAATCCTGCGACAGCACCTACCGCCGATGTTCATGTTAGAAACTTAGGAATTGCTCGTAGTGTATTTGCAGGATCAGTTAGTGGTGATGTTACGTTTGATGAAGGTACTCTTCATGTAGACGCTACGAATAACCGAGTAGGCGTAGGTACTACAAGTCCACAAAGACCATTAGAGGTTAAAGAAACTGGAGACTCTTTAATTCGAGTTGAAGGAGGAGCAAGTAATGCTGTAGGTATAGAGTTTTTAAACTCAGGCAAAGACGCTACTCAATTGTACAGCTCTGATGAAAACTTACACATATTTACTAATAGTGCAGAAAGAGTGCGTGTGCAGTCTGACGGTAAAGTTGGGATTGGAACTACGGCTCCTGAACAAGAACTTGAGGTTGAAGAAAGTGGAGGATCTCCAGTAATACAAGTTAGCGATGGTACTCGTAAACTTCAGATGGGTTCGGATAGTAATAATCCATTTATAGGTACAAGCACAGAACATGATCTTAGAATTATTTCTAATAATACTGAACAAATGCGTATTAAGTCTGATGGTAAAGTTGGGATTGGTACTAATGCCCCTAATGCACTATTACACATACATGAAACCGATTCAGCAGGGGTTTACAACCGATTAACTAACTCAGGAAGCACTACGGCAGGCACAGCAATAGGTTTATCTTCTGCTGATAATACGGTTATTCAAAATGAAATTGCTGCTAAAGATATTCTTTTCCAACATGTAAAAAGTGGCGATGGATCAACTGTTACTCAAGCAGCAAGAATAACTGAGAATGGGCTTCACTTTCCAAACGGAAGTGCTACTACTGTTCCTGATTCGGCTGCTACAGGACTTGATTACTATGTAGAAGGACATATTGTACCTACATTTTCAACAGGAGATAGTACATCTATAACTTTAGATGCTTCTGGAGCTAAAATAAGATATGTTCGTATAGGACGTTTAGTAACTCTTACAGGACGTTTACTTGTATCGTCTGGGTATGCGGCAGGTGTACAAAACCATCAAACAGCTAAAATTACGAACCTTCCATTTACTTGTCTTTCTGGGACTACTTGCACTACTGCTGTTGCTTTAATAGGAAATTTTAATGCGGGGGGTTCTTCAATATCTGGTGCAATTAAAATAACACAAAATACAAAAGAATTAAGTATAGGAGAAATGGTAACTAATGATTTAGAACTAGGTAGAGGATCAACTTTTCTTAGAACTGGCGATGAATTGTTTATAAATATATCTTACATGGCTAGTGATACAGAAGAATAATAAAGGAGAAACCAATGGCAACTAAAGTACAAATTGAAAAGATAGCTTTAGCAGGACACGCTGCTGCAACAGAGTCCTCAAGTTTTCTTGAAAGCCCTACTCTTTTTAGACAGTTCAGAATAACCTCAGATATAACTACAACTGCGGGGCAATCGTTTATTGCAAGTAATTTAGAAGAAGTCGGGGGCTATGGGTTTAAAGGTGTTGGAACTATGTCTGCTGCTTCGGCTGCTACGGCAACTATAACCGTAAACGATCCTGGTCCAAACGCAGGTGATACTATTATTCTTCGGTCTACAGGAGGTCTTTTAAAAACTTACACAGGACATGCTGATACTACTACGGCAGGAAGTAATCAATTTAGTGTAGCAGGAAGTAATACCGATATAGCTCAAGCGTTAAAAACTTGTATTGAACACTCAAGTGGACACAACGGTGAAATTGTTGTAAGTGGATCAAGTCATATTTTAACTCTTACTCAACGAGATACAGGAACAAACGGTAACAATGTAATATTAAACGCAGGTTCTCCTTTAAGTAACGTAGTGTCTTCTTCTCAGTTTAGTGGTGGTAGAGACGGTGGAGAAATGATCTTCCCGCAAACAGGGAAATACCTAGTAAGTTGTACTTCTAATATTGCAAGAGCGAGTGCTGATGTTACGAGTTTAGGAATAAGCATATTAGCAAGCACTAACTTTGATAACACAAGTGATGCAGTTGCCTATACACAAATAGCAGATACTTTTGGTTGTGTACATACTGATGCTCCTAGAATGATGCTTCATGCTTCAGTAGCACTAGACGTTACGGATGTCAGCACCACAGTTGCTAGATTTAGATACGATGCCAACGGCGCTGCTACCATAGTAGGTGATACTAATTTAAACAAAACATACTTTCAGTATCTTCGAGTAGGAAGCACCTAATGAACGAAGAGATATTAGTGGCTCTAGGAAGACTAGAGGGTAAAGTCGATGCTTTGATAACTCGTCAATCACTTATAGATGAAGAGTTGTCTAGGCACGAAAAACGTATACGTTCCCTAGAACAAAGTAAAAGTTGGGTACTTGGTGCTGCTGCGATGGTCGGGGCTGCCGTATCTCTTTTAGTTAAATTTTTAAAGTTGGAGAATTAAAATGATAATTCATAAATTTTTTGAAGCAGATGGTACTACGTTTCCTATTGTAGACCAATCTGACTCAACCGTTATAAGAGTAAATTTTGTAAACGATGTCCGAACAGGGATTTTTCATTGTCAAAACACAAATGCACAAACTACAAATGTAACCTTAAAAGGTTCAATGGATGGTGAAACAGATTCGTATGTGACTGTTCATACATTTACTGCTTTAGAGTCTGACGGAACTGATGCTGCTTCTGCCGTTGTAACTTTATTTCCTTATATGAAAGTTATCCAAGATCAAGCAGGTTCTATTCGTGCTTATTTAGGAGAGTAATTATGCCTTTATGGAAACCTACTGATAGATCAGATGTACGCCTTTGGTTAAAGTCTGAAGATATTACTGGAGGTGACTGGAAAGACAGTTCTAAACACAGCTATTCTGTAACTTCAGGAGCTAAACCTAGTTTATCTACTACTCGTAAGAATAATAAAAAAGGTGCTACCTTTAACGGTTCTTCTCAATATTTATCTATTGCAGATACAGGGGTACAGCCTATGGATGTAGGGACTGGGGGTTACTTTTTAGGATTATTTGCTAAAATACCTAATATTTCGAGTGGTGTAGAAACTTTTATATCCCACGACAGTTCTGGAAATCGTTACGAATTAAGGATGAATTCTTCTCAATATCTTATTGCTGCTTTACCTTCTGGTAATACGACAGGTGGAGACGCTTTAACAGTAGGTGATTATTATTGGTTAAATAACTATAGATCAGGTACGACTGTTAGTGTAGGCTATAATGATACAGTAGATCAAACAGAAACAAGTAGCTCTGACCTTGATGAGGACAGTGAATTTAATATTGGTTGTCGAAATGAAAACGATAAATTTTTCGGCTCTGATATGTTAGAAGTATTAGTTATTCATGCTGATATAGGTGCGGATGATATCGCAAGAGTAGCAGGATATATTTCCCACAAATTTGATAATGAGTCTGCTTTAGGAAGTTCTCACGCTTATAAGTCTGGACCACCTACAACTTGTCACTGTATAGCTGAAGGTACTTTATCTACAACTGCTTTATCCTCAAACCCTAGAAACCCAGCGGAACTAAGCGAGAACTTAAACATTTTTGATGAACGGAGATAACAATGGACAAAGACAAACTATCGTCTTTACATGCAGGACTTACGTTACTGCTTTTAGAAAAGATACAAAGTGGCGAGGCTTCTTCAGGTGATCTGAGTGTAGCCCGTCAGTTCCTAAGAGACAACGGTATTGATGCCAATGTAAATCAAAGTGAACCCTTATTGAACCTTGCGAAGGTTCTTCCGTTTGAAGCTAAAGAACAGATAGAGGAAGCAGGATGACACAAGATGCAGAACATGGAAGAAGTGACGACACTCATCAAGGATGTAGGTTTTCCCATTGCTGCTGCGATAGGTGCAGGTGTTGTCGTATGGTGTATGATCTCTTGGCTAAAATCGAGTCTTGTCTCGAAGCTAGACCAAAACAATGCCATGATTGTAAAGCTGATTGATCGTTGTCGTGCTTTAGATAACTCAATTGTACGTTTAGAACTTTTAATGAGATTAATGAATGATTTACCTCCTGATTGGGAGCGTACTGGTAAGTTAGATCCTGAGGATCGCCGAAAGGATTGACATGGATGTCAGACTTAAAGACTTCAGGAACTTC